CCCAGTAGGGGTCTTTTTTTGTCTCTAAATAATGATAAATATACCCAGACTATAATTTTCAGTGCCTGCACAAAGGTTTTCGCAAGGATTTAAGGATATCTCCTTATCTTTCAAAAGACATCCAGTAACAAATGACATTCTTGCATTAAAAAATGAGGATGCCATAAAACGTTCTGTGCAAAATTTAGTTCGCACAATACAGGGTGAAGTTTTTTTTAATGATTTAATAGGCACACGATTGGAGGGATCACTTTTTGAATTAGCGAATAATGATTACGTAGATCCTATAAAAAGTCAAATTGAAAATGTAATCAGTAATTTTGAACCTAGAGTTCAATTAATGAAAGTAAATTTTAAGACTTTTCCTGACCAAAACGCAATTGAAGTTACTGTAAAATATGATATTATCGGACTTGATGCTCCTACACAGTTTATCAATTTTATTCTAGAACCCACAAGGTTATAATGGCACTACAACAATTCACAAATCTAAATTTTGAGGATATAAAAACCTCAATTAAGGATTATCTTAGACAGAACTCTAATTTCACTGACATGGATTTTGAGGGGTCTAATCTTTCTGTCATTGTAAATCTATTAGCATATAATTCATACACCACAGCATATAATACCAATGCAGTTGTAAATGAGACATTTATTGATAGTGCTACACTTAGAGAAAATGTTGTTTCTCTTGCAAGAAATATAGGATATGTTCCAAGATCTAAAAGAGCATCTAGAATGTTGGTTGATTATGGTATAACTGGCATCACAACAACAACAAAAACAATTACTTTTGAACCTGGTTTTATAGGAAATGGAAGTGTATCTAATATAAATTTTTTATTTTCAATACCTGAAAAAGTAACTGGCACTGCATCAGATGGTATAGCAAGTGGGACAATAGAGGTTTTTCAAGGACAATACTTACAATCAAATTTTACTGTCAATAATTCTTTACCCAATCAAAGATACATATTACCTAATAATGGCGTAGATACTTCGACTATTAGAGTAAAGGTAAGAGAAAATAATTCAAGTGATACACTTGAGGAATACAAATTGGTTGATAATATTATTGGAATCACCTCTACATCCAACATCTATTTGATACAGGAAACAACTGATGAGAAGTATGAAGTATTGTTTGGTGATGGTATTTTTGGAAAAGAATTATCAAATGGAAACGTTATAGAAATATCTTACATAAAAACTGAAGGGAAGGAGGGAAATGGAGTGTCTAGATTATCATTTTCTGGCACTATAACAAATGAAAATAATGCTACAGAGACAGAGATAAATGGAGATCTTGTACCTCAATTCCCATCACAGAATGGTGATGATATAGAAGATATAAAAAGTGTAAGATATTACGCACCTAGATTGTACTCTTCGCAACATAGAGCAGTCACCGCAAATGACTACGAAGCGATTGTACCATCTGTATATCCAAATATAGAATCAATAAGTGCATTTGGTGGTGAAGAATTGACTCCTCCAAAATACGGTAGGGTTTTCATAGCTGCAAAACCTAAAAATGGTGCATTCTTATCCAACTTTACAAAAAAACAAATACTCACATCATTGAAAAATTACTCTGTAGCAGGTATAGTTCCAGAGATAATTGATTTGAAGTTTTTATATGTAGAACTTGATACTCATGTTTATTACAATGCAAACTTTGTCGGAGATACACAGAATCTTAGAACTGATATCATAAATGCGATGAGTTCGTTTGCAGGTGGTACAGAATTGAATAAATTTGGTGGTAGATTTAAGTATAGTAAAGTTTTATCTCTTATTGACAGAGTAAGTGATTCTATCACATCAAACATTACCACAATAAGAATAAGAAGAAATTTGGTTGCACAATTAAATGTGTTTAGTCAATATGAAATATGTTTTGATAATACTTTTCATAGGAATGAAAGTAATTATAATATAAAATCGACGGGATTCACTGTGTCAGGTGTTTCAGGAACTGTTTACTTTTCTGATCAACATGTATCTGGTGATAAGGGTAATTTATTTCTTTTTCAAATAGATGGAGACTCAACAGTGAAAATTTTATCTAACACATTTGGTTCTGTAGATTATAAAAAAGGTGAAGTAATCATTGATACTGTAAATATCACAAGCACTTTATTATCTGATAATATTATTGAAATACAAGCAGTGCCACAATCAAATGACGTGCTTGCTAGAAAAGAATTATATCTTCAATTTGATGTATCAAATAGTAATTTCTTTATGAGAGAGGATCCAATATCAACTGGTGCAAATACATCTGGTACAAGGTATGACCCACAATCAAGTTACAGCAATGGTGCAAAAGTAAGGGGTGCCATTATCACTAGCTCTGCTAGTTCTTCTAATCTTGTTGGATATGTAAATGGAAATCCTTATTACGGACCTTTTCACTTCCATCCTGATACAGGTAAAAAAATGGTTGGTGAGTTCCACGTCTCTACTCCTCATGATACGATATACTCTACAAAAGCAGAGAGTTTAGGAATTGCTGCTGACAGTGCTCCCATAGATAGTTCGTCATCTAGCACAATGACATCGACATCATCGTCGTCATCATCCTCAAGCAGTAGTAGTGGATACGGATACTAATGATACAAACATCATTAACAAAAGTCAAAATACATGAAATAATTGAGAGTCAAATACCAGAGGTAATTGACGAGCAAAACCCTCTTCTGGGTGATTTTCTTAAACAATATTATATTTCTCAAGAGTATCAAGGTGGTGCTATTGACATCGCTGAAAACCTTGTCGAATACAAGAGTTTAGATTTTTTAAACACTGAAAACTTAATAGGTTTCACATCAGTCTCCCAATATGTTGAAGCAAGATCAGATGTAATATATGTCGACTCAACAGAAGGATGGCCTAATCAATATGGTTTATTGAAGATTGATAATGAGATTATCACTTATACAGGTATAGGTTCTACATCATTTGAAGGGTGTGTTAGAGGTTTTAGTGGTATTGAAAATAACAATAGAACTAATCAACCAGAATATCTTACCTTCACTAATACTGGTGTGGGAACACACGGTGTAGACGCTAGGGTGCATAATCTTAGTAATACATTCCTTACAGAGTTTCTCAGAAAATTAAAGAGACAAGTATTGTCAGGATTTGCTGAAAGAAAATTAGATGAGAAACTTAATCAATCTAATTTTTTGAGGCAATCAAAAGATTTTTACAAATCAAAAGGAACTGAAGAAGCATTCAAAATATTATTTGGAGCATTATATGCTGAAAAGGTTGAGATGATTCAACCATCAAAATTCATCATAAGTCCATCAGACGCTGATTACATTGTAAATGATGTTTTACTATGTGAATTGATTTCAGGTAATCCACTTAAAATATCGGGTCAGAGTCTTGCACAAGAAACCACTCCTCTTCAAACAAGTGGTTCAATTTACAATGTTGAGAGATCTATCATAGGTGGCAAAACTTATTATAAGATAGCAATATCAAAAGGAACAACTTTTGGTAAGTTTCAGCAAGTTGGTAAAACATTTCTAACACAATCATCACCTGTGGGATCCACAGTATTGAATGTAGACTCGACTATTGGGTTCGGTGCGACTGGATCAATAGAGTTTGAGGACAGAATTCTAACTTATAATGCAAAATCTCTAACTCAATTTAGAGATATCTCGCCACTAACATCACCATGTGGAATTGGATCAACAGTAAAATTTGGCATAGTCGCCACTTCATATGAGGATGGTGACATCAAATTACCCGTCGAATTTAATGTTTTAGGTGTCTTAAATGAATTTGTTGGAAGTGCAATAAATCAACAAGAAGACTCAGTTATCAATGTAAGTCAATTAGGAAAGATAGAAAGGGAGTTAGAATATAATACATGGATCTACAACACAGCATCAACTTATGCTGTAGAAACATTCTTATTACGTAATACAAATAATTACGATTTTACCCTTACCGCAAAAGAATTTTCACTATATGTGGGTGATCAAATTGAAGTCATTGACACAATTGACTCATCAAATATATTTGTAGGTAGTATAACTTTTGTTTATGATGATGATAATGAATTCTCTATATCCGTAAACGTTCCTACACTTGATAATAATAGAAAATACTTCATAAGAAGAATATTAAAATTACAAGGTGATATAACAGCTGATGTTCAAAATACTTATTCTCAATTTGGAGTGCCTTACGTTGCCTCAAACAGTCTTCCTCACTGGCCTATAGATCCACAAACAAGAGTCAGAACATTCTCAAACGCAGGTATATCAACAACTCAAGTAGAGATAAATCTACCTGACCATAATTTTCATGACGGTGATTTAGTTGTATATTCATCTTCTGGTATCGGTACACTTACAAACTTGAATGAAGGTGAGGCGTATTATATTAAGAAAATTGATAGTAGCACGGTCAAACTTGCTTACACAGGAGAGAACGTAAGAAGAGGACAATTTATAACAGCATTTTTTGGTAATGATATTGGAGTAACAACTTCACATACACTTACACCATTTTCTATATTTGGTAATGAGATAGGTGGACAAAAATTACTTAGAAAATTTGACAAACCCGAATTCGGTGATAGAGAAAAAACTGTTCAAGGAGGAGTTGGTTTATTTGTGAACGGTGTTGAGGCATACTCATATAAATCATCGGACATTGTATATTTTGGACCTTTACAATCTGTTGAAGTATTGAATAGGGGCACAGATTATGATATAGTGACTCCACCAAGATTATCTGTTACACAAGACGGACATACTGGTGTGGGAGCGTCTGTTATTGCACAAGTAGAGGGTAAATTACGAGAAGTTTTAGTTGACAATGAAGGACTGGATTACGAAGAGATACCAACCGTAAAAATTTCAGGAGGAAATAATACTACAGCTGTAATAAAGGCAAAAATGAAGACAGTTCATCATACTGTTGAATTTGATGCGACATCATCAGGTGGTGTAGTAAACACAGCAACTGATAGGTTTGTATTTACAAAACCACATGGTTTGAAAGATGCTGAAGAGATAATATATGATGTAAATGGAAGTAGTGCTATTGGAATCGGTGTAACACCAGGTTCATTGGTAGACACTGCCCCATATTTTGTTGTGAAAATAGATGATTTTCAAATTCATTTATCAGAATCAAAAACAAAAGCACTTGCTGGAATTGGCACAATAGATCTATCAACAAATGGTGGTGGTTTACAAAGATTTCAGACAATCGCAAGAAGACAGAAAGTTGATAAAATTTTAGTTGAAGATGAAGGTTCCTTTAAAAATAGAGAGTTACGCACTATTTCAGGTATCAATACATTTACAGATACCATCAATATTCCTTCACATGGATTCAATAATTCTGAGATAGTAAAATACTCATCAGATACATCAGTCATCGGTGGACTTACAAATAATGCAGAGTACTTCGTAGATAAAATAAACGACGATAGCTTTAGACTATCAAATAATAAAGAATTATCCTCCTACATCACATTAAGAAATGATGGATTAGGAACACATACTTTTCAAGATCCACCCATTTCTATTGACATTAGTGGAAGACAAGGTATATCAACTGACAATGCAAGTGCAACTCCAGTAATACGTGGTGACATATTAGGGGTGCATGTGAGTGAGAAAGGAAGCGATTTTGGATCGACTGTAATAAATGACAATTACAAACCATTTATCAACATCGTGGTTGGGAAGAAAGCATTCCTACAACCATTTATTGTTGATGGGGGTGTAGATCAAATAATTGTAAAAGACGGTGGTGAAAATTTCTTTAGCACCCCTGATATTATTATCACTGGAGATGGCACAGGTTGTAAAGTAAAAGCAAATGTGTCAAATGGTAAGATAATAAGCATCAATGTCATAGACAAAGGTAAAGGTTATAATCAACTTACTACCACTGCAAGAGCAATTACACCTGGCGAAGGAGCAATATTCTCTAGTGTGATTAAGTCATGGACAATTAATCAAGTAGAGAGATATGCTAAATTTGGTGATGTTAAAGATGATGATGGTTTTCTTGAGACACCTAGAGACAAAGATTTAGGTAATCCATATGTAAATTATTACATTCCAAGAAATCTAAGGAACTTCTTAGGTGATGTGGGACAGGATCATTCACCGATTGTTGGTTGGGCGTATGACGGTAATCCAATTTACGGACCTTTCGCCATAGTTGATGGTAATAAAAAGTATATTGAATCAAGTTATCGTAAATTAGCTGGTCAAAGAGTTGACGGACCTAATATCAGTATCTACCCTGCTGGATTTTTCATAGAAGACTTTACATATGTTGAAGGTACGGGTGATCTTGATGAGCATAATGGTCGATTTGCTCCTACACCTGAGTATCCAAATGGTGTATATGCTTACTACACCACGGTAGAACCCATACAAGTAAATAACGCTAACAGTCCTTTTGATGGCGTTAGAACACCTCTATTCCCTTATATAATTGGTGATTCATACTATTCAAAACTTCAAAAATTCAATACTGCATACGAATCTTCTCAAGATTTAGATCCAATATCCATGAGTTTTGTAAGGAACACTCAAGCATATAATATCAATGAATATGACTTTGTTCCTAACGCAAATAAGAATACAAATATTATTTCAAAAATACTTAGAACTAAAAATGGCACAATCGATGCTATTCAAGTTGTAACAGCAGGTAAAGACTATAATGTAGGAGATAAGTTAGTATTTAATAATAGTAATACTGGCGGTTTCAACGCCATAGGTCAGGTAAATTTTGTAGAAGGACCTGGCATAAGCACTATCACATCCACTATCACCGAGATTGATGATATTGTATTGGTGTCAAATGGTCTTACTGTGACTGGAATACACACAGGACCT